TATTGCCTTATAAATGAATTTTAACGCACTCTACATATTTTTCGGTATATTGCTTCCGAATTATTTTAACAACCTTTTAAAACGCTTAAAAATGGCTAAGAGAAAGAAAAAAGACTTAGAGGTCAACATAGACACTAAGAACATTGACATTAAGATTTCACGAAAAGACGGTAAATTCAAAGCAGAGATAGATACTCCTATCATTGATGCAGAAATAACAAAAGACGAAGTAAACGGACTTGACGTAGACGTAACAGTAGACGAGAAAGCTCCAAAAATATTAGGTAATATCATAGCTCGTATTATTCGCAAAGCTAGAGGCTAATGCAAGTTATAAAGCACTCTCGTAACATCCACGAATTAGTAGTAGATGGAAACGAGACTCAGGTAGCTATGCTGTCAGATATCCATTGGGACAACCCACATTGTGACTGGGATTTACTCCGTAAACATCTAGACTACTGCGTAAAGCATAATATTCCTGTAATGGTTAACGGTGACTTCTTTTGTTTAATGCAAGGAAGAGGAGATAACCGTAGGAATAAATCTGAGATAAGACCTGAACATAATAATGCTAGATATTTAGATTCGATAGTAGAGACTGCTGTAGAATGGTGGTCACCTTATGCACATATTTTGACCGTGTTAGGCTACGGAAACCATGAGACTGCTATCATTAAGTTTCAAGAAACAGACTTGCTACAGCGATTCGTTGACCTACTTAACTATAAGAACGGTTCTAACGTACATACTGGAGGTTATGGTGGATGGTTTTTTATTCGTCAGAATGTAACAGCTACACAACGCAAATCAACTAAGGTTAAATACTTTCACGGCTCAGGTGGTGGTGGTGTAGTTACCAAAGGAGCTTTGAACCTTACTAGAGCATTAGAGATGTTTGAGGGAATGGATGTATTCACTATGGGTCACATTCACGAAAACGCTGCTAGAAATGACGTTAGAGAGCAAGTACATACACATTCAAAAAGCGGACATTCTGTAGAGCATAAACGAATTCATTTAATGCTTACAGGAACGTACAAAGAAGAATACCAAGATGGTTTTAGCGGATGGCACGTTGAAAGAGGCGCACCACCAAAGCCATTAGGAGGCAGAATATTAAAGATACATTCACCTTTTCACGAAAAAACAATCGTAGATAGCACTCAGTTTCCGATTTAATTGTATATTTGAGCATTCCAATTTTTCATAGATTCTTGCTTTAGCCCCTAGAAATAGGGGTTTTTTGTTTCCCGATAAAAAAAATGTTGAAAAAGTTTGTTTTTTTGTTGATATATCAAAATAAGTATTATATTTGCATATAACATTAAAGCAAAACACAATGAAAAGACGAGTATTTTTAGCATGGGTAATCCTTACAGTATTAATCGGTTTAATTGAGCAGATATGACTTGTTTAGATTGTCAAGGAGAAGGTAGAGTAGAGTACCTTAAAGAATGCGGTAGGTCAGCATCTGACTGCTGCGGTGGATGTTTCCAAACAGAGAAGTGTGAAACGTGTTACGGCTACGGAGATGTGACAGCAGATTTAGGTGACGAACTCGGACAGCGTTACGAAGACATTATTAAGTCAGCATCTGTTAACTATGCAGCACACGAAAAGCTAATTCAGAGCTTAGAAAACGAATTATTTGAACACCTTAAATACGAAAGATACAGATGAAAAAGATAACCATGAGAAAGTACCACATAACGTACTTTTTAAAACGAGGCGATTTAAACGCTTCTGACGAGACTTTACTAAGTGGGATAACTATAGATGCCACAGACGTACTGAAAGCCGTTGAGATGTACTCTAAATTAGTTATTCAGGATGGTTTACCACCACTTACAGAAATCAAATACATTATTGAACTATGAGACTAATGAAATTCTTTAGACGCTGGATGTTTAAACACAGCGCTGATAATGTGACCGAGTTTGTGATAGTTATAAAAGACAAGGAACTAGCTCATGTAAGGGTTGAAAAGACGAATGACAAGAATGTAACCACACATTCGTTGTATATTGACAATAAACTAATCAAACAAAAAGTATATGAAAGATAGCATAGTAGAAAGCGTTAGAGACAAGTACAAAGAACGCTCAGAAAGAGGTATTGAAAAGTACGGAAAGACGTTAGACCGAAATGACCTACTGGTCAAGGAGTGGTTGAACCATTTACAGGAGGAACTTATGGATGCTACTCTTTACATTGAGAAGTTAAAAACTAAATTAGATAAGTAATGTTAGACAATCAAATCAAAATTGTGGCGAGTGTTTCGATACTCCCAGTGATAGCAGACTTCCTTGAAGACCTAGTAGAGGATAGAGAGTTTGAAAGGAGTGCAAAGATGCACGTTAACAACTTAATTGCTCAGATTAGAAAGTTAGATGACCGTGTTTTAAATGGCGCTAACATGGAAGCAATGGAGCAGCAGATAGGAATCCAGCAAGCGTTTAGGCAATGGGTTTTACAAAATGTAGAACACAAAATGTAGAATTATGACAGAAGATTTAGCTTTATTCTTTGGTGCATTCTGTTTAGGTGTATCAGTAGGTATGTGGATGGGAATGAAATTTTGGGAATACATGGATAAAAATGATTAAAATGAAAATATTAGAAAGCAATATGTACAAAGTAAACAACATAATTAAGTTAATTGAAAAACACGATTTAAAAAACAAAACAAGAAAAAGAGAAGTCTTACACAAAAGAACTTATCTAATGTCTCAATTAAAGATTTTAGGATGTACTTTTGAACATATTGGTATTTTATTTGAAAAAGACCACTCTACAGTTGTGTACTCAGTTAACAGGCATAAAAAATTTATTTCCACTGGTGATAAGTTATATAAAAGTGATGTAGCTGCTATTAAAGAGGAGTACAGATGTTTAAATGATAACGTTGTATCTAACATTTATGACGATATTTTGTCTGCATCTGACTACGAAGATTTGTTAATAATCAAAAGAAAAATACACGAACAAGTATATTCTTAACATAAAACAAATTAGAAAATAATAGTTATATTTGTAACTGGTTAGAGTCTCAAACATAGTTAACCAACAGGAATTATTTACCCTGTCAATGATGTAGACGTGAGACTCCTACAGATTTGATAGGGTTTTTTTATGCTTAAAAAATTTAAAATGGAAGAAATTTGGAAAGACATTCCTGAATACGAAGGTTTGTATCAAGTGAGTAATTTAGGAAGAGTTAAGAGTTTGCCTAAAGAATGGATAGTTGGAAATGGAACTATTAAGAGACATAGCGGTAAAATTTTAAAATTACATGCTAATCGATATGGATATTTAAATGTTGGTTTGCGTAAAAATTTAAAATCTAAAGAATTTAAAGTTCATCAATTAGTAGCAATGGCATTTTTAAATCACAAACCTTGCGGACATAAATTAGTAATTGACCATATCAATGATAATAAATTAGATAATAAAGTTGAAAATTTACAAATTGTAACACAAAGATATAATTCTCGTAAAACACAAGGTAAATACTCAAGTCAGTACAAGGGGGGTTATTGGGATAAAGGAAAAAAAAAATGGATAGCTCAAATTCAAATAGGTGGTAAAAGAAAATTTTTAGGAACTTTTACAGACGAATACGAAGCACATTTAGCATATCAAAACGCATTAAAACAAATAGAAAATGAGCGGTTGGATTAAACTACATCGGTCTTTAAAAGATTGGGAGTGGTACGATGACCATAACGCAACTAGGCTGCTTTTGCATTTGCTTGTGTCAGTAAACTATGAAGATAAACAATGGAAAGGTCAAACTGTTAAAGCTGGTTCAATGATTACTAGCTGGGAAAGTTTAGCTAAGGAAGTTGGCTTATCAGTTAAGCAAATTAGGCTAGCGATGAACAAGCTAGAAAGCTCAAAAGAAGTAGTAAGATTTACGACAAACAAATGGCAAGCTGTAACCCTAGTGAAATGGGATAAATTGCAAGGTTGCGACAGTGAACAGGGCAGTCAGAGGGGTAGTCAAAGGGCAACAACTAAAGAATATAAAGAAATAAAGAAAGATATATATAGGAGCTTCGCTCACTTGTCTATATCTAAAATTGAATTTGAAAAGCTATCTGAAGAATATAGTAAAGAACAAATTGACAGTACACTAGATGACATTGAAAACTACAAGGATAACAATAAGTATAAATCTTTATATTTGACAGCTAACAAATGGTTAAAAAGGAATTATCCTAAACAACCTGATAAACTACCACTAGACCAACTAGACCCATTGGTAAGAAAAGCAATTGAACTCGGATATGAAAAATACTAAAGGACAACATTTAAAGTACTTACTAGACTATCGTAATGGCAAAATAAAGCAAGGTCTAGGACTTGACTGCTACATGGATGAGTATTTACGATTTAAACCTAAACAACTAAATATTATTCTAGGTCACGACAATGTAGGAAAGACGTATTGGATAAATTGGTATTTTCTATCACTTGCACTAAAACACGGAGTAACATTCTGTTTATGGTCAGGAGAGAACCAATACGGACAGATTCTACGAGACATGATACAGATATACACTGGCAAGAATTTCAAAGAGCTTTCAGAAATGGAAATACGAAATTACTCAGCGTACATAGAGCAGTATTTTGAATTTGTAGACAATAGCAAACTGTACAAACCAAACGAGCTGCTGAAGGTATTTAAAGAAACAGAATGTGATGCGTGTCTAATTGACCCGTACACTGGACTTGACCGTGAAATGGGTTATGAGGGTAACTACAAGTTTTTAAATATTGCTAGGCAGTTTGTAAACGAAACAGGAAAGACTTTGTACATAAACACGCATCCAAATACTGAAAGCGGTAGAAGTGGTAATATTTACCCTGACAGTCACAGTTGGAAAGGACATCTTAAACCACCAATGAAAGACCATATTGAGGGAGGTAAAGCGTTTCTTAATCGATGCGATGATATGTTTGTAATCCACAGGCTAATAAAACACGAATCAATGAAATATGTAACTTTGATTTCAGTAGAGAAGATTAAAGACACGGACACTGGAGGAAAGATAACAGCAATAGATGACTTTGTATTCTGCGATTTTAATAGCGGAAAAGGATTTCAAATAGGAGGAACTGACCCATTACGAAACTACCGACCTAAACCACCTAAGCAAACAGAAATACAAATAAACAACAGTTTGAATTACGTTAAGCCTGACGATTGTCCATTTTAAAAAGCAAGTATGAAAACAGTTAACAGTTTAAGCGGTGGTAAAACATCGAGTTATATAGCAGCAAATTATCCAGCTGATTATAACATATTTGCGTTGGTAAGAACAGATGACAAAAATTGTTTATTTCCTGATGCGAAAATTAGGCAAATTGTATCTGATAAAATAGGTAAAGAGTTTATCGGAACACTTGAAGAGGACATGATAATATACACAATGCTTGATTTGGAGCAGTATATTGGTCGTGAAATTGTTTGGTTAAGTGATGATACTTTTGAACACGTAATTAAAAAGCACAGCAATTATTTGCCTAATATCATGAGTAGATTTTGTACAACGGACATGAAAGTTTTTCCAATTGCACAATGGTGTTATGATAATACAGATTTGCCTATTGAGATGCGAATAGGTTTTAGAGCTAATGAAATGAGCAGAGCTAAAAATATGATTGAAAGACAAGTTGATGGTATTGAAAACTTTAAGTTTAGAGTAGGAGAAAAAAATGGAAGAAATAAATGGAAAGAACTTCCATATAGAATGACACGTTTTCCGCTGATTGAAGATGGAATTTTTAAGGATAAGATTGAAGCATTTTGGAAAGACAAGCCTGTAAGATTTGCATATCAAAATAACTGCGTTGGATGTTTTCACAGAAATGAATTGATGTTGAAGCACATGAGCGTAAAAGCAGAAAAGCAATTTGATTGGTTTGTAGAGCAAGAACAAAAAAACGGATGCACTTTTAAAAACGGAGTGACGTACGAGAAAATAAAAAGTCATAAATTGCAACTGGATTTATTTGACGATGATTTTCAGGATTGTGACTCAGGCTATTGCGGACTATAAAAACAAGAATTATGATAAACGATTTAGACCATTTACTAAGCCAAACACAAGTAAGCGCAATAATAGGCAGCTTGTCGATGGAGTTGAAGAGACTGGAGCAGTTAAACGAACCAAAACACGAACCATTTAGGATAGGCACAAAGAAACACCTAGAAGAAATGAAAGAGGTATTGATGCACTTGTTCGTCTCTGAGAAGGAATTAAACACTTTAAAAAGCGTTAACTACAACCTACATAGGGAAAACATGGAACTGTCTCGAAAGGTTGAGCAGTTGGAGATAATAAACAACAATCTAATGAATGGAATATGAAAAAGTACAAAGTATTAAACCTTTACGCTTGTCTAGGAGGTAACCGATACAAGTGGGATGAAGTAGCAAAAGACGCTAACATTGATTTAGAAGTAACGGCAGTTGAATTAGATGAGGAAGCTGCACGTTTATATCAGGAGCGTTTTCCTAATGATATTGTAATTGTAGCGGATGCACACCAATATTTGTTAGACCATTACAAAGAATTTGATTTTATATGGAGTTCACCGCCTTGTCCAACTCATTCAAAAGTTAGAATTTCACAAAAGAATAGAAAAACGTTTAAAAATGAATATCCAGATTTAAAACTTTATGAAGAAATTTTACTTTTAAAGCATCAATATAATGGGAAATATTGCGTTGAAAATGTTATTCCATATTATGAGCCATTAATACCAGCTCAAAAACGCGGAAGGCATTTATATTGGACAAATTTCACTCTGCCAAACAATATTGATAGAGAGGAAGGAAAGGGAATTGTTGGAGGTACAATAAAGGGAGAAGTTAATCTATTATGTAAGTTTCACGATTACGATTTTAGAAAATATAAAGGTGAGCAAAGAGTTGATAAAATGGCTCGTAATTTAGTAGACTATGAGGCTGGCAAAACTATACTTGAAACGGCTTTAAACATATACAAAAAGTCGGACATCAAACAAACATCTATTTTTGATTATGAGGTGTAAACACTGCAAAGAGAAATTTGAGCCTATACGCTTTCTCCAAAAATATTGCTTAGAGCCTGAATGCGTGAAAATATGGGTTGACAAAGAAAAGGAAAAGCAATGGAAAGATAAAAAGACGCGGTTAAAAAAGGAACTGATGTCTTTACAAGACTACCTAAAGATTGCACAACAAGTATTTAACAAGTACATTCGCGAACGTGACAAAGGAATGAGCTGTATATCATGCGGAAATGAGCCTAAAAAAGCAAACGCTGGGCATTATTTTAGTCAAGGCGGTCATTCAAATGTTAGGTTTAATGAGGACAACGTACACTTACAATGCGAACATTGCAATAGTTTTCTCAGCGGTAATTTACTGAACTACCAAATCGGAATCGAAAAGCGTATAGGCGGTGAACGGTTACTTGCATTGCATGAAATAGCGCATAAAACAAAGAAATGGACTGTTCAAGAGCTAAACGAAATAATCGAAACGTATAAAAAGAAGCTAAAAGATGGAATATAACAATGACTTTAGATACGATTTAAAGGTAGGTAAAGTATATGAGCATAAACTTGCAGCGATACTAGGTAATAAAATAGAAGTAAAGCGAGATTTTAAATGCTTAGATACAGGAAACATATTTGTAGAATACGAAAGCAGAGGTAAGAAATCAGGAATAAGCATAACAGAAGCTGAGTATTGGTGCTACTGGCTATCAGATTATCACTTTTTTATGGTAGAGACTGAACGCTTAAAGACCATTTGCCGTAATTACTTTAACACAAAACGAGATACAATAGGCGGAGACAGCAATACCAGCAAGGGTATTTTAGTGCCATTGAAAATATTTTTTGAGAATAAGTATTAATTATTGAATAATTGTTATATTTGCGTATAACAAAAGCAAGAAAAATGAGGAATTATCTAGTAAATTACAGAGCTTTTTACAATGGTAAATGGCGCAAAGCAGTTAAAGTAGTAGCTGCGTACAGTGAATTAGATGCCTATGTAAAGGCGGACATTTGGAAACAGTTAATAATCAATATAAAAGCAGAACAATGAAAAAGAAAGAGTTAACATTTGAAGAGGCGTTAGACCTAGTAAACCCTATTACACCAGTAGAGCAAGAACCTGAGGTAGTAGGTAACATCTATCAAAAGCTATGGAGAGCAAAGCAAGAGATTGGTAAAGTAGTTAAGGGTAACGACAATCCGTTTTTTAAAAGCCGTTACGCTGATTTAAACACCATTCTAGAAGCTGTTGAACCAGCACTATTTAAACACGGTCTTATCTTATTACAGCCTTGTGTAGATAACATCGTAGAATCACAGATAATAGATTGTGAGACTGGCGATATGGTTACTTCATCTTTGGTGCTACCTGAGATAACAGACCCCCAAAAACGGATTGCTGCCGTGACGTACTTTCGTAGAGCGACTTGCCAGTCACTTTTGAGCTTACAGGCAATCGATGACGATGGAAACACGGCTACCGAAGCTGTTAAAACACAAAAGCCATCTATTACAGATGAGCGTTTAAAAGGTGCTATCACTTCTATACTGTCAGGTAACTACTCAGTAGACCAGTTAAAGGGACAATTTCAATTAACTCAGGCGCAGTTGAACTACTTAAACTCGGAGATATGAATCCAAAGGAAAAAGCAATAGACCTATTCAATAAATACTTTGATTTGGTAGAAGCATACAGTCCAGAGCAGCAACACGAAAACGCACGTACAGCAGCATTAATAGCTGTTGATTTACTTCTGAGTGAGGTTTATGCTGATGAATACTATACACTAGTTAAACAAGAATTAGAAAAGATATGAAAGACTTAAAAATTAGATGTTCAGCTATAGGCAAAATAATGACTTCCCCTCGTTCAAAAGGGGAGGTTCTATCTGCCACTACAAAGACGTACATTAAAGAGCTTGTACTTGAACACAAATACGGAATAAAGAAAGAAATCAATTCACGTTACTTAGACAAAGGAAACCAAGTAGAAGATATGGCTATTGAATTAGCTGAACAGGCTTTAGATTTGGGATTCGTGTTTAAGAACGAGTTGTACTTTGAAAACGACCATTTGACTGGTACTCCTGACATAATCACGGACACATTAATCGTAGATGTTAAAAGCAGTTGGAACGGTACTACCTTTCCTATGTTTGAAGATGAGTTACCAAACAAAGATTACTACTGGCAGCTTCAAGGCTACATGGAATTAACAGGAAAGCATAACGCTATTGTTGCCTACTGTCTAGTTGATACACCTGAAGACATTGTACTGGATGAGATAAGACGAGTAGCATGGGCAAAGAAAGAACTTGAGCCATCGGAAGAAACGGAACAAGATGTACGTTCACAGCATGAGTTTAGCCACATACCAAAAGACAAACGAGTAAAAGCGTTCTTGGTAGAAAAAGACGAACACGCTATATGGCAAATAAAAGAACGAGTAGAACAATGTAGAGAATATTACACAGAACTATGGAACAAATAAGCGCAGTAGAATGGCTTGAAAATGAAATAGGACTTAATAATATGGGTGATTTTTTAAAGGATAAAATCAAACAAGCGAAAGAAATAGAAAAGGCAGAATTAGAAAAACTAAAAAACTTTGAAACATGGAAAGAATGGAAAAACAGTTAACAGCAGTAGAATGGCTTAATAGTGAAGTTGAAAGACTAACCACAAAAGCTGGTATACATTTATCGTGGGAAATGATGGATAGCATAATAAGACAAGCTAAACAAATGGAGAAAGAGCAGATAATGGAGACTTATTATCAAGCATTATGTGATAGGTTTGAACATAATTTAATTCCTATTAGCTTTACTCGAAAAGAAGAGGTAGAAAGGTTTGGTATACCATATTACGAAAAAACCTTTAAATCAGAATAGAATGGCAAAAGTAACTATTGAATTCGACAGCATCGAAGACAAAGAAGAAATGGAGATGTGTCTTAACGGCATGAAGTGGTATTTATTAGCATGGGAATTAGACCAGTATTTACGCAACAGACTAAAACACGAAAACTTATCTGAAGATGCTTACAAGGCACTAGACGAGGCAAGGGATAAACTGCATGAGTTAAGAAGTGAAGATGGCTTAACGTTTGATTAACTAAGTAGGCAGCGAGTGTTGGGGTGTCACCCAGCAGAGGTAATAAACAACTACCTTTTGAGTTGCCTACTTTATACCCGATAAGGTACTCATGTGTAGAAACACGGATAATTTATACCTTTAAGGTTATAACATTAAAAACAGAAAATAATTTAAGGCTAATCGCCGAAAAACCGATTTAGTAATCAAATAACAACAAAGTAAAATGGAAAAAGTAAACAAAGGAGCAATCTTTAAAAACAAGCAAAAGACGAACGAAAAACATCCTGACTACAGAGGAAAGATTAACTGGGGTGGTACAGAGATTGAGGTATCTATGTGGGTTAACGAAGCTAAGAGCGGAGAGAAATACTTTGCTGTAAGTCTTCAAGAACCATACAACAAGGATAACGTGACTACAACTCTTAAAAATACATCTGAGAAGCTACAGGATTTAAATGATTTGCCGTTCTGATATGTATATAAAAGACGAACAGTTAAGAAAAGACTTGAGTATGATACTGCTGACGAAAACACGAAACCAAGTAGTAAAAGACATAAAGTCAACAGGTGTAAAAATGCACCAGTACAACATAGATAGGTTCTTATCTAAAAAGCCAGTATCAATTGATACACTGAAAAAGATAGAGCGTTATGTATGCACTGAGATGCAATTAACATACAACCGTTAAACTATATCCCTCGTCATATTGTCGGGGGATTATTTTTTTAGCCTATATTTACACTGTAAACTAAACGCATGAGTAACAAATGGTCAGATATATTATGCAGACATCATAAAGAATGGGTAGACATTGTTCGTTCATTTGGTGAGTCTAACTTTGCTGAAGACATTGTACAGGAAATGTACGTACGTTTCTACGATAGTAACTCAGGTAGCAAGTGCATAACAGAAGCTGGTGAACCTAACCGAGCTTACATTTGGATAAGTTTAAAAAACACCTATCTTACATACGTCAAACAGAAGAACAAGCACTGTAAAGTAGACATTGACGAGATTAGGAATTTATCTTATGAGGAGATTGACCAGCAGAAACACGAATCCTACGATATTTTAACTACTAAGATAAAAAGAGAGATTAACTCATGGCATGAATACGACCAACTGCTGTTTAGTTTATACTCTACCAGCTCGGACTCTATGAGAGACATAAGCAAAGGAGCAAACATTTCACTATCTTCTATATTCAACTCACTTAAAAACTGCAAAACAAGGCTAAAAGAGAACGTAGGAGAGCATTACGAAGACTATCTGAACGAAGACTATCACTTAATAAAATAAAACCAATGGAGAAGAAAAAACGAAAGAGACGTACTAAGGCAGAAATTCAAGCTGCTCAAGTACAGAAACCCGAACCACAAGGACTAGGAGACACAGTAGAGAAAGTACTAGAGGCTACAGGAATAGCAAAGGTAGCTAAATGGATTCTAGGAGAAGACTGCGGATGTGATGAGCGTAAAGCAAAGTTAAACGAGTTGTTCCCGTACAAGAAACCGCTTTGCCTAGAGGAAGACGAACACCAATATCTGCATGATTTTTTCCTCACAATGACAGAGAGAATAAAACCAACTCAACAAAAGCAGTTATTAAAGATATACAACCGTATCTTTCAAGAGAGAAATGAGCCATCAACGTGTTCATCGTGCTGGGCTAACTATTTGAATAAGCTACGCAAAGTATACGACCAATATAACGATTAAGATATGCCAATACCAAAACCAAGACCAGCAGAAAGCAAAGAGGAGTTTATATCTAGATGTATGGCAGACGATACAATGAACTCAGAATATAAAGACGAAAAGCAGAGAGCTGCTATATGTTATTCTTTTTATGATGAACAGAGACTTACAGAAATTAGAGAAATGCTATCGGGACTACAGAAAGACGAATACATCCCAATTGAACAGAGAAAAAAGAAATAAGCAAAGAGCTAAAGACCATGTACGCTATTGGTTTTTTAAAGACACTGCATTTGAAAGATTAAACCCTGAAGAATAAAAATGTTTGAGGAACAACTACAAGAGATAATAGAACACATCCTAGCTCAATACGATGGTTACTGTTTTGTAATAGGCAAAGCAAACCTAGAAGCTGCTGGAGACATGGATAACTACATGGGATATCCTGTAATCTATTCACCACTTGTAGAGAAGACGGATGAAACCGTTTACTTTGTACCAATGACAAGTCACTTCATAAACACGAACAACTAATATGGAAAAGAAAAAAGGAAGACCAAGAAAGATAGAGTCACCTGAACATTTAAACGAAATATTCAAAGCATACAAGAAGTATGTAAAGGAAAACCCTAGATACAAATACACCCTATCTCAAAGAACAGGTGACATGGTTCCTGAACCTTTAGAATGTCCGCTTACAATGGAAGGTTTTGAGGTCTACTGTTGGCAAAAGTTTGACCTAACTGTGAGTAATTATTTTGATAATAAGCACAAAGGTTACGATGACTTTTACTCTATCTGTACGCACATACGAAGAGAAATACGCAACGACCAAATCTCAGGAGGTATGGTAGGACAGTATAACGCATCAATAACACAGCGTTTAAACAACCTAAAAGAACAGGTAGAAAACACGAATATCGAACAGCCATTATTTAACTTGAATGAGTTTAAAGATAACGACAGCGATAAGGAAAATCTATAAGCTAGAAAAACGCATTAAGATTATTCAAGGTGGAACAAGTGCTGGTAAGACGTTTGGAATTATTCCTGTACTTATAGACAAAGCTGCTAGGACTGCTGGATTGGAAATAAGCATAGTAGCAGAATCTATTCCGCATTTGAGAAGAGGTGCGCTTAGAGACTTTGAAAAGATAATGAAGTGGACAGGTAGGTTCTTTGAAAGTAACTACAACAAGACGCTACTAAAATACGAATTTGCTAACGGTTCATTTATTGAGTTCTTTAGTGCAGATGACTCTGCAAAGTTGAGAGGAGCAAGGAGAGACATTCTGTACATCAATGAGTGTAACAACGTGACTTTTGAATCTTACAATGAGCTTTCCATCCGTACAAGAAAGGAGATATTCTTAGACTTTAATCCAGCTAATGAGTTTTGGGTACACACGGAACTAAAAGACGAACCTGACGCAGACTTTATAATCCTAACATACAAGGACAACGAAGCATTAGACCAATCCATAGTAGACCAAATAGAAAAGAACAAGCTCAAAGCTGAGACATCTTCTTACTGGCGGAATTGGTGGTTGGTATATGGTGAGGGACAAGTAGGAATGTTAGAGGGAGTTGTATTCTCAAACTGGAAGACAATAGACACTATACCAAAAGAAGCTAGGCTTATCGGAATAGGGTTAGACTTTGGATATACAAATGACCCTACTTCGATTATAGAAATCTACACTCACAACGGACAGCGTATAGTAAACGAACTTGTTTACCGTACAGGAATGCTAAACTCGGACATAGCTAAAATCTTACCTAAGAATGTAGTAGTCTATGCTGATAGCGCAGAGCCTAAGTCAATTGACGAGATTAGACGCTACGGAATAAACATCAAAGGAGTAACCAAAGGAAAGGACTCAATCAACTACGGTATTGATGTCATGCAAAGAAACGAATACTTAGTAACGTCAAACAGCACTAACCTAATTAAAGAACTTAGGTCGTATTGTTGGGACACTGATAAGACAGGGGTGAGATTAAACAAACCAGCTGGAGGTAATGACCACGCAATTGATGCGTTCAGGTATCATGAAATGGAAACTTTAGGTATAAATAGTCACTACGGAAAGTACCACGTAAGGTAGCAAGGTACAAAAACACGAATTAAAGTTAATTAATTATGAAGGTAACAATAGACGTTCCAAGCAGTTTAGCAGATATTACTTTAGAGCAGTATCAATATCTCATGTCAATTCAAGACGAGAATGACTCTGAAGACTTTGCTTCTAGAAAGCTGATAGCTTGTCTGTGCAAGATTCCTTTATCTGATGTGTTAAAGATTCAGTACACGTCAATTATAGAGTTATTAGAGAAGTTCAACGCTATTTTCAGAGAAGATAAATTTCTTATTCAGCGATTTGAGTTGGGAGGTGTAGAGTTTGGTTTTGTTCCTGAGTTAGAAAGTATCTCATTTGGTGAGTACATAGATGCTGAGAA